GGCGGTACCAACATTGCAGACGTGCCATTTAGGTTTATTCCCTGCTTGGTAGCAGGTTTGTCCTATTACATGGCGCTTAAAATCCCCAATGCTTTGGAAAGACTGCCAGTTTTGAAACAGCAGTACGATGAAGCGTGGGAGTTGGCGGCTGGTGAAGACCATGAGAAAGCGGCAGTGCGCTTTGTACCCCGTAGGATGTACATTGGCGGGAGCTACTAGTCATGGGTAACCGATTTGCTTCTGGTAAAAATGCAATTTCGGAGTGTGATCGCTGCGGTTTTCAGTACAAACTGACGGTTTTGAGAAAAGAAATCATCAAGACCAAGAACTACAGTATATTGGTGTGCCCAACTTGTTGGGATCCAGATCAGCCTCAGTTGCAGTTGGGTATGTACCCTGTGGATGACCCACAAGGCTTGCGTGATCCCCGCCCAGATACCACTTATTACGCGTCTGGCGTGACAGCAACGGGCAGTATTGGTGGCGGTAGTAGAGTATTTCAGTGGGGATGGAATCCTGTTGGCGGTGCGTCTAGTTTTGATACGGCGTTAACGCAAAATAATTTGATTCCGGTCGTACAAGTTGGTACAGTTACAATAGTTACAACGTAGGAGTTTAGAATGAAGCACGATGATATCAAAGAGGACAAAAAGCTGATTAAAAAAGCTTTTTCAATGCATGACAAACAAGAACATCCCGGTAAGCACACCAACCTATCCAAGCTCAAAAAGGGCGGCCCCACAGGCAAAGATATGCGTGCTTCTGGACGTAACATGGCCCGCGCTAAAAACCAAAGAGGTGGTTAATATGGCTAAGAACAATCTTCCTGCGTCTAAGTACGCAAAGCCTCACACAATGGAAGGCAAAGCTGTTGGCCCCAAAGATGCGGGCACAGAGCCAGAGTTCCAAAAGAAAAAGAACTGGGTACCACTCATGGGCGTATCCATCACGATGGATGACCGCGTTGAAACTGAAGGCATCAAGATTCGCGGTACTGGCGCAGCAACTAAAGGCGTGATGGCCAGAGGCCCGATGGCATGAATTACACTCAGCTTTCTCAGTCAATTCAAGACTATACACAAAACTACGAAACTACTTTCGTAGAGTATATTCCCACGTTCATTGAGCAAGCTGAGCAACGGATTTATAACACTATCCAATTTCCGTCACTTCGTAAAAACGTAACTGGCCCCCTTACACAGTACAACCAATATTTATCGCTACCTTCTGACTTTTTAGCGGTATATTCTTTGGCCATTTATCAAAATACCAGCACAACAGCTACTGGCACTTCAGGCACATACACAATTACGATTGCTTCAAACACCAACGTAGCGGTTGGACAAATTGTGTCTGGCACAGGCATTTCAAATGGCGCTACAGTTACAAATATCAACGGCCTAATCATTACTTTAAATTTAGCTTTAACCGGGAATGTTTCAGGAACAATCATCTTTCAAGGCAGTTATTTGTATTTGATTAATAAAGATGTTAACTTTTTACGTGAAACATACGGCAATCCCATCTCTTACGGCACACCACAGTACTATGCATTGTTTGGGCCCACCGTATCAGGCAGCTCAATTACTACCAATTTGACGGTAATGATGGGCCCAACACCTGACACAAACTACAACGCTGAGTTGCATTACTATTACTATCCCCAATCCATTACGACAACATCTGATGGCACTTCTTGGTTGGGACAGAATTTTGATACCGTGCTGTTGTACGGTTCTTTGGTTGAAGCTTACACCTTCATGAAAGGTGAGGCGGATATGGTCAAGTTGTATTCTGATAGATACACAGAAGCACTTGCTCTTGCTAAACGTCTTGGCGATGGTATGGAACGCACCGATGCGTACAGAACAGGCCAGTACAGTCAGGCGGTCACATGAGTTTAGTTCAAACCGCTACGACCAGCTTCAAGGTTCAACTGGCTCAAGGTTTACACAACTTTGGGCCAACTAGTCCCAATACGTTTTATATTGCGTTGTTCAACTCTACCGCTACTCTCAATGCGGCTACAACGCAGTATTCAACACAGCTTGTTGGTGAAGTACCCACAGGCAACGGATACACGCAAGGCGGCCAGCAACTTGTAATCAGCCAAACACCCACATCAGGTTCTACAGGCGGGGTAGTGTCATACTGGTCTTTTGCCAATGTTGTTTGGAGCCCTGCTGCATTTACATGTCGCGGTGCCTTGATTTACAATGCAAGCCAGAACAATGCTTCGGTGGCAATTCTTGATTTTGGCTCGGATAAAACTTGCACCAGTACGTTTACAATTCAATTTCCCGCTGTTACTAACACCAACGCAATTTTGAGGATAGCATGATCATCACAACTACCAAAGGCGACATGGATGACTCTCTTCTTGTAAAGAAAGAAGGTACTGTTGATGATGAAAACGAATACACGACTTGGGTTGAGTACTATTTAAATGATGAATTGGTACACCGCTCCGCTCATGTAACTTTAAAAAAATCCCCCTTCACTGATTTATTTGCTGCCTCTTTAGGCTAAAGGAAACATCATGGCTAATACTCAATCAATGTGCACATCTTTCTTGGGCGAATTGCTAAGCGCAACGCACAATTTTAGCTCTGCTAATCCTGCTCATACTGCAAATACTGCTGACACATTCAAAGCAGCTTTGTATGTTACGACCGCTACTATCAATGCGGCAACCACTGCATATTCTGCGACTAACGAAGTGTCGGGTACAGGATACACAGCAGGGGGTATTGCAGTAACTAATGCAACCAACCCATCCTCTACAAATAGTTCATCAACAGCTGGTGTAGGGTATTGGACACCATCGGGCAACTTAGTTTACTCCACAGTAACACTAACCACGGCGTTTGATACTGTGTTGATCTATAACTCTACGCAATCAAATAAAGCTGTGTCTGTTCACACCTTTGGATCACAGACTATCACGGCGGGTACATTTACATTGACGATGCCTAGTAACACAACGACAACTGCTTTATTGCGCTTGTCCACCACCTAATAGGTGAGTTATGGCGGGTTGGGGTACTAATACCTGGGGTGCTGGCCCGTGGGGGCAGGGATTAACCTCGCTTACAGGTGTTAATGCTTCAGGTAATGTAGGGACTCAAACACCTAATATTACGATTGCTTTGACTGGTGTTGGTGCGGTAGGTAATGTAGGTACAGTCACTGAAGCAGATACTGATACTTTAAGTGGTGTAAATGCTGCGGGTAATTTAGGGACAGTATCAAGTAACATTACTATTGCTTTAACTGGAGTTGGTGCAAGCGGATCGGTTCAAGCCCCCACAGTCAATATTACAATTGCCCTATCTGGTGTAGGAGCAAGTGGTAGCGTAGGATCGGTTCTTGTCAGCAACACTGCGGCATTGTCTGGAGTTCTGGCAAACGGGTTTACAGGTACTGTTTCTGGCGCTAAATCGGTCAGCATTTCTGGTGTTCAGGGTGCAGGTGCAGTTGGTACCGTGGTGGCCAACAATACCGATGGAGATATTGGTAACGTAGCGATTGGAGCTCCCGGTTCAGTAGCGGCCAATTTGACCATAGCCATATCAGGTGTTGGCACATCTGGTGCAGTTGGATCGGTTACAGCAAATCCAAGTCAGGTTTTGTCTGGTAACAATGCCACTGGAGCTGTAGGAGCTATGGCGGTTCCTTTGGGGTCTGCAACGGCTAAAGGCAATGTCGGATCGGTTGGGGCTAATATCACTTTGGCTTTGACTGGCGTAGGTTCTGCGGCGGCAGTAGGAACAGTGACAATGACAGGCCGAGGTGCTACATTAACAGGTGTGGCGTCAGTTGAGCAAGTTGGTAATATGACTGCAATTTACTGGAGTTTAATAGATGACAGTCAATCTATTACATGGCAAAATATCAACAATTCAGAAACGGCGAGCTGGACTTTGATCCGCACTCAATGAGGACACTATGACATACGCAAACACAACGCTATTGGGTTTAAACCAACCGACCACAGGTTCTGAGAGTGGTGTCTGGGGCGACGACATTAACAACGGAACCACTCAGTTAATTGAGGTTTCTATCGTTGGAACAAATAACATTTCATACGACGGCAATGTAACTTTGTCTGTCACAAACGGTAACAGCTCTTCAAGTTTTGGTTCAACCACTACAACAACTACGGGTAGTGGCATAGCGCAATACCCAACACTGCTTTTAACTGGCTCAAGAGGGGCTGTTCGCACAATTACTGCGCCAAGCTCAAGCCGTATATACCGAGTCATCAACCAGACTACTGGTGGATTTAACACAATTGTCAACGGATCAGCCACAACAGGTGTGTCTATTCCTTCCGGTGCTTCAGCTACTTTGATTTGGAACGGTTCTGATTTCCAAGGTGTGTCTACTGTTGTTGGTAACTTGACATTCACAGACACAAACATTCTTGCTTCTTTCCAAACCAGCGTTAACACATACTCACAGATCGTTAACCAAAACTCAAACTCTGGTGCAACAGCTTCCGCTGACTTCATCGTAGGTAATAACAATACCACGGCCACCACTTATTACGGTGACTTTGGTATGAACTCATCTGGGTTCACAGGTTCCGGCGCATTCAATGCTGCCAACGCAGTGTATTTGACTGCCACCTCTGGCGATTTGGCGCTGGGTACAACAACATCCAATGCAATTCACTTTGTAACAAATAGTGGCACAACTGACGCTATGACGATCAGCAGCGCAGGTACAGTTACGATAGCCAATGACGCATCTATTCATGGATTGACTGTTGGACAAGGTGCGGGGTCAGTATCGACTAATACTGCAGTGGGTGTTAGTGCTTTATCAGCTAATACAAGTGGCGTGCAAAACGTATCTGTTGGGGCTAATGCTAACGCAACAAACACATTAGGGCAAGACAACGTAACAATAGGTTATTATGCAGGTCGAGGAATAACTACATCTAGTTACAACGTAGCAATTGGTACGCTTGCTGTTGGATCAAATAGTAACCCTGGAGCGGGAAATACGGGAATAGGTTATTACGCTTTAAATCCAGTTACAGGAACCGCCAATACTGCTGTTGGCCGTCAAGCCGCAGAAAACATGACTTCTGGCAATTACAACACGGCAATAGGTGCTTTTGCTCTTGATGCAAATAACACAGCATCTAACAATACGGCAGTGGGGTATCAATCACTTTATTCCACCAGCACAGGAACTGCAAACACCGCAGTTGGCTATCAAGCGGGATATTCAACTACAAATTCAAGTAATACACATATAGGCTATTCAGCTGGATATTCTGCTACATCTGGCACTAACAACACAACCCTTGGTAGCTATGCGGGATACTCATTAACAACAGGCACAGGTAATACATTTGTTGGTGGTAGTTATAACTATGGTTCTGGTTATTATGTTACTACGGGTTCTAAAAACACAATTCTTGGTAGTTATGATGGCAACCAAGGTGGCTTAGACATCCGTACATCTAGTAACTATATTGTATTGAGTGATGGGGATGGTAATCCTAGAGAAGTATGGAACAGTTCTGGTGCTTTAGGTTTGGCTGGAGCTAACTACGGAACATCGGGTCAAGTATTGACATCTCAAGGTTCGGGAGCGGCTCCAATATGGGCGTCTGGTGGCGGTGGTAGTGCGGCAACGCCTACTTCATCGGGAACAGTTTATGGTAGCACCGTTAGTTCCCAAAATATTACTGCCCTTGGTTATCAAGCGGGTGCAAGCACTTCTGGTGCAAACAATACCGCTATTGGTTATCAAGCCTTATATTCAACAACATCAGACACTCGTAATACAGCAGTAGGATATCAGGCGTTATATAGCAATACGGGTAGCACTGGTTCAACCGCAATTGGTTATCAGGCTGGATATACTACAACTACTGGTTATATACACGCTTTTGGATATGCGGCATTACAAAAAAATACCACGGGCAACTACAACAATGCTTTTGGATATTCTACTTTAGGAAATAATACAACAGGTGCTTACAATACTGCTTATGGTGACTTAGCTTTAAATGGAAACACCACAGGATCAAACAACGTAGCAGTTGGATATCAATCACTTTATAGCAATACAACAGGAATTAGTAATACTTCGGTTGGTTACGTTGCGGGTTATTCAAATACAACAGGAACTAATAATACTTATTTAGGAAATGGTGCAGGAAAAAATGTTACTTCTGGTTCAAATAATGTTTACTTGGGAGTTGTAGCAGGTTATTTTGCAACAACAGGTTCAGGAAATACAACTATTCAAGCATACAACGATGCAGGTACTTATAGCCCAGCGTATAACATACATGGCGAAAGTAACTATATCTCGATGGGGACAACTTCAACAACAAATGCTTATATTCAAGTTAGTTGGACGGTTGTATCGGATGCAAGAGACAAAATGAATTTTGCTCCTGTAATGCATGGTTTAAATTTTGTAAATCAACTGAATCCCATAGCATATCAATTTAAAAAATCTCGTGATGTTGAAATCCCAAATGGTTCAGTACGTTATGGTTTTAAAGCTCAAGAAATTCTGGCATTAGAAGGGGATAACCCCATTATTATTGATGCTCAAGATAGTGAAAAATTACGCTATAACGGAGAATCACTTGTTCCTGTTCTCGTTAAAGCCATTCAAGAATTAACCGCAAAAGTAACCGCATTAGAAACTAAACTAGGAGCATAAACATGGCACAAGTAAACACATGGACATGGACAATTCAATCAATGCAACAATGGCCAAGTGGCACAAATGCAGGCTATGTTGTAAATGTGGATTGGAAGTTGACTGGAACAGACAACACTCATACAGCAAGTATTGGTGGAAACACACAATACCCAGTGACTGACGCACAAGCGGGCTTTACACCATATTCATCTTTAACCGAGGCAACAGTTATTGGTTGGGTGCAAGCATCTTTGGGTGAGCAAGGCATTGCAAACTTTGAGGCCAACGTACAAGGCCAGATCAATAGCCTTGAGAATCCCCCTGTTTCACCAACAACACAACCACTACCTTGGACAGCATAATGGAAAAGATTACTCTCTCAACAACTCTTGTAAACAACATCATGGCTTACCTTGGAACACGCCCATTCCAAGAAGTATTCCAATTGATTCAAGAAGTGCAAAAAGAAGCACAAGAGCAAGTGGCAACAACTCCACCTGAAACCAATGTCTGATACCGAAAAAGATTTAGCCGTTCACGTTGCAGTCTGTGATGAGCGCTATAGGCAGATTGCAGATATGCTGAAAGAAGGCGATAGACGCATGACCAAGATTGAGTATTTGATCTATGGTGTGATGCTCTTAGTCCTTCTTGGCCCGAATGTGGCAGGGCAATTCTTTCATAAGTTCTTTGGGATTTAATCATGGCAACTAAATGGATTCAAAAAGCAATCAAACACCCCGGCGCCCTGCACAAAGAGCTGGGCGTTCCTCAAGGAGAGAAAATCTCCGCCAAGAAAATGGCAAAAGCGGCCAAGTCATCCAACCCCAAAGTGGCAAAGATGGCCAATCTAGCCAAGACTTTGGGCAAACTAAAGAAAAAATAATGGACGAAGCGTTGCCAGAAGAAGCAAGTCCTCTTACACAAGGGTACTACTTTACCACTCCGCTTTACACATCGGATAAACCTGAATTTTTAGAAGCTGCCAAACAAGTCACTGATGAGCATCTTGAGTTCATCAGAAAAACGCAAAAGCTGGATGAAATTTACCCGGCTCACATGACAGCTAACATTTACACAGACCCGCGCATGGCGGCATTTTGTAAATTTGTGGGTGAACAGTCTTGGTACATTTTGTATGGCCAAGGATACGCCATGAAGAATTTAAGCACCAGCATTGAGTCAGTCTGGTGCCAAGAACACTATAAACACTCCTTAATGGAGCAACACACGCACAACGGCTTGATTCAAATTGTGGGGTTTTATTTCATTGACTGTCCAGAAGGCAGTTCAAACATCATGTTTTATGACCCAAGACCCGCAAAAGTGCAAATTAGTTTACCTGAAGACAACCCAAACTACATTACTCCTGCATCAAATGTGGTAGGATTTGCACCAAAACCCGGTCAATTTTTCTTTACAAACTCATGGCTCGCACACTCTTTCAGCAGACATGCATCAGACGAACCGATCCGATTCATACACTTCAATATGATGGTAGTACCGACAACGCCAATGTCGTGCCCACCGCCAGCAGAAGTGGTTTGAAATATTCAATTCGGTTTAACAAAACGCGCGGCATGCCCGGTAGGGGCACGCAAGAACATGTTTGGCGGGTATTTGAGGGCACAAAAGAATATTTATTCAAGAATGTTCAAATCAATGTGCCTTCATTCAGTGAGCAAGATGGAGAAGATTGGAACATTTGTTGTTTTGGTAAAATGCTGATTGACAGAGACACATCAACAGCAATCATTGAAAAGGTGTAGACATTGATCCATTTACCCTTGTCGCTCTGGCTACTTCGGCCTTCAAGCTTGTCAAAGAATCCTGTGAGATGTACAAGGAAGGAAGGCAGTTCGTTGTTGATGCCAAGAAAGAGATTGATGGAGTTGTGGGGGATATCAAGGGTATCCAAAATGACGCAAAGGGGATATTTGGGTTTTTCTCTAAACTCTTCGGTGGTAAAGAAAAGCCACAA